ACAAAACGAGACAAAATGAGGGCTTTTGAACTTCGCTATCAGGGAATGACATATAAGAAAGTGTCGCTTGAAGATGGAGTAGGGTATTCTGACCGGACATTAAGAACAAACTTTACTACTATATGGAAAAAGGAGTTTGAAAATTACTGTAAGACAATGAACGAAATAAGGGATAAAGAAGCTAGAATGGTATTAGCAGGAAATGTGGCCAATGCGGCTAAAACCATAGCTCGGGAATTAATGGCTGACGAATCCAGAGATAGGCGAGGGGCTGCCAATGACATATTAAATAGACAATGGGGCAAACCGAAAGAGTCTATAAATGGTTCTTTAGAAATTACACATAAAGAAAAAAGACCAAAGAATATAAAGGAATTAGAAAAGGAAGTGAGCAATGACATCGCAGACCTTAAAAGAATACAAGGGGTTATTGAGAAAAGAACAAAGGATAAAAAAGAACAAAAGGGCAAAGAGCATCCAGGCGGCACTTCTTGATTTCAACTATTTCACAGAAGAGTATGTCCCACTAGATAAGCCAGATGGTGAGCACCACAAAGAATGGAAAGATATTGTATCAAGAGATGATATTGACCGATGCATAATCCTTGCCCCAAGAGAACACGGTAAATCGACAATCTTTTCTGAAAATTATCCCTTATGGGAAATTATTAAAAATCCCAATGTAAGGATTCTGCTTGTCTCCAATACCCATAGCAATGCACAGAGCTTCTTGAGGGTCATAACTCACTATCTAGAGTACAATGAAAAATTAATAAGAGATTTCGGTAACCTAAAACCTGAACAGCCAGACAAATGGACTGATAGCCAGATATTAGTAAATAGGTCGAAGAAAGCAATGAAAGACTCGACTGTATCAGTAGTCGGAACGGGTAGTGCAGTCAGAATGAAAAGAGCTGACGTAATAATCTGTGACGATATATTAGATGATAGTAATACTGGAACGCCAGAACAAAGGGTAAAAACTAAAATGTGGTTTAACGATACCCTTGTCCCTGTTCTAACCCCAGAAGGCAAGATTATAGTTATTGGCACCTTATTTAATAAAGCAGACTTATATTCCGATTTGCTTAAAAATCCTGTTTATAACTTCAAGAAGATTTATCGGGCAATTACTAATAAAGATAAAAAGGAGGTATTATGGCCAGAGAAATGGTCTTATAAACAATTACAGAAAAAGGAGAAAGAAGTAGGAAAAATTGCGTTCGCTCGTCAGTATATGAATGAGATTAGAGCGACCGAAGAGTGTCCGTTCAATGAGAAGGATATTGATAAAGCAAAGGATGTTAATAGGAAATTGCTTAGAAGTTATAATGATGATATGCTTACGGTACAAGGTTGGGACTTAGCAATTTCCAAGAAAGAAGGCTCAAGCTATACCGCTGGTGCTACGTTGGGCTTGATGGACGATGGAACAAGGGTATTGCTCGGTTTGTTCCGAAAGAAGTTGACTGCTGGCGAGACCAGGGCTATAATTAAGGAAGAGTGGCAGAACTTCGAAGCAGAGAAGATAAAGGTTGAAAGCGTAGCTTATCAAAGGTCGTTGGTGAATGATTTGATAGAAGAAACGAGTTTGCCAGTTGAAGGTTATTCAACGGGCGGAGAGAAGTTTGACGAGGAGATAGGAATTAACAGCTTGGCGATATTATTTGAAAACAAGAAGTTTATCCTGCCATACAGCCCAGATGACCCCAGAACGATTGAATTGGTTGACATACTGCTTGAAGGAATGATGAGCTTTCCCTCTGGTCACACCGAAGACTTACTAATGGCAGTTTGGTTCGCTAACCAGGCGTTAAGAGATATTGAAGCAGATAGAACAAAAGGTCAAGTTAGAAAAATAAGAGTGAAGGGTTTCTATGATAGACGTTAACAAGAGAAGTGTCTGTACATATGAGGTCAAGGTCGGAGATAAAAGTCTAGTTGGTATCAGTATTGATATTGACGAGCTATCTAAATTAGAAGAGGGGAATAAGTTAAGGTTCTTATCTGCTATTTGTAGCTTTGAACAATTAGCAACAGCTGGAAATGATAATATTTTGTATGAACAGACTAAAAAAGACTTAAGAGATTGTGGATTTATTAAAAAAATAGCAAAGACCTATGTCAAAAACAAAAATTAGAGTAGAGAACCGTTCTCTAATTCAAAGAGGACTGCGTAGAGTGGTAGAGATGATTGGTAGAATTGAGCCAGTAGATTCATTTCTGAAACAGATTAGTGCCAGCTATGATTTTTATAGTAGTGTGAGCAGTGTTGATTATTCAAAAGTTAACTACGATTTGACAAGAGCAATTTATCTTGCTTCGGAAGTTGAGGGTGATGATGGAAATACTTATGGTGCTGATTTCTTGTTAGGTGCTCCACTAGCAAAGCCGATTGTTAACGCTGCCGCTTCTTTTGTTATTGGAGACCCACCGGTAATTAGTTACGAAGGCGATGATATTGAAGAACAGATTAATGATTTTCTCAAAGACAACAAAGGTATTCTCCATAGTTTGATAAGAAATAGTTATCGCGATGGTGATAGCTATGTTTATATCACTGAAGAAGGCTCGTTGATAAGGTACAGGCCCCAAGATGTTACAAAAATTGTTAGCAATATCAATGCTAATATAGTCATCGGATATGATATTGAACTATCTCCGTCTAGTGACGGTCAAGACGAAGATGAGGAAGAAGGTGAAAAAAGCGATAAGAAATATAAGATAATTATTAAAGTAAGAAAAGGTTACACCACTACTGAAGAAGTAGAAGGTGATTCAGTTACGGAAACAAACAGGAGGACTTATTCTGAAGATAGTCCATTGCCAATGGTTCACTTCGCTAATGAGAGAGAAGCCAATGCTGTCTACGGTCAATCAGATTATCAAAGTTGCTACACTCTGTTTGCTAACTATCACGCAGTTCTGGAGAGTGCTATCAAGAATAACATCTATAACTCAACGCCTGTTCCAATTTTAATGGGGATAAAAGACTTTGATGAGTTTGAGAATAGAAACTTTGATGAAGATAGTGAAGGCAACAAGAAGATGAGTTGGGATAACGATAGTATTCTAATGGGTGGTGAAGGATTTGAGGCTAAGATGATGAACGTAGATAGTACCGCCGGTGATGCCAAAGATATTCTCAATACTTTGTTCTGGCTGATATGTCAGACTTCTGAAACCCCAGAGTTTGTCTTTGGAACAGCAGTCCAGTCAAGCAAAGCTTCTGTGTCAGAGCAAATGCCGGTAATGATACAGAAAGTTACTAGAAAGAGGAGTGATGCTGAAGGTGGTATTAGGGAATTGATAGTAGCTTGGATGTTCCATAGTGAGGGAAAAGCGGTTGAAACTGACGAGCTGACCTTGAGCTGGAAGAAGGTTAGTGGAGTTGATATGAAGATAATGATTGAGGCCGTTAAGCTGATGATTGAGCAGGGTGCTATCACCGACCAAACAATGATTAAGCTACTTGGTTTGGAGGATGACATAGACGATATTGAAGAAGAAGTTAAGGAAGCCAACGCACAAGCAAGTAAGAAAGCCAAAGAGTTAGATATTTACGGAGCGGCAATAGAGAAGAGCGACAAGGAGGCAGAAGAAAAAACTGAAGAGAAACCCAAAGAAGAAACAGAGAAAGTTGAATAATGCCAGATGTCAGACTGGAAGAGTACAAAAAGATTAGACTTGCTGGCGATGATAGAGAACTGCTAAGAATACTGTATCGCCAAGATTTGGAATTGACTGCTGAAACTGCTAGACTAAGAAAGAAGTTAGCTAAGGCAGTTAGGAGAAGAAACGAAGGACAGTTAGCTAAGATTGTACCTATTTTGATAGCAACTTATGGTGCTTTCCTGAGAAAGACTGTAAAGAAGTATGGCACGATGGCTTCCAAGTCTGCCGGTAAAAACTTCTACAATGCCGTTAAAAAAGCCGTTCCAGCACACTCACAGCGATTCTTAAGCGATTTAAGCAAGGAGATATCCTCTCATACCCAAAAGACTGCTAAGAGCATATTATACCGGCCATCAAGATTTGATAAGATAAGATTGACTCACAGAATCAAGAGTGTGGAAAGAAGTGCCATAAAGACGGTCAGGAACATTATCACGGTTGGTCACAGGGAGGGCAAGGGTGCTTACAAAATTGCCGGTGAGATAGATAGATATATCAAGCCCAGCTTAAGACAACCAAGAGTCAGTAGCTGGAGACTTTACAGAGACCGTTTTGGCAAACC